AGATTTAACAACATCAATTATAGAATTTGGAGATACAGTAAATCCATATCCACCATTATTAATTAATATATTTGTTATTCTGCCTGTTGTTACTTCAGAAACATATGCAGTTGCGCCAATTGGATCTGTAATATATTTTGATAATCCGCCAGTAATTACAACTGGATCTCCAGTGCGATAATATGCTCCTCTTCTAGACGGATTTATATCAATACTAGATAAAGATCCTATAATTTTTGAAGTTAAAAGTATGCCTCCAATTGGTGGAGTTTTTTCGTATGGTGCATATTTACCATTTATAAAATATACGTCTTTATCATCATAATCTAAAATTCTAATTGGTTCACCAGATGAGAATAATCTTCTTATATTAGATAAGTAAATCTGAATATATTTTCCATGAACAACACTTTTTTCTATTGTACCAACAGATTTGGAAATTTCGCCTAATACTTTAAAGTTATCAATATTAAGAAAAACTTGATCAGTAGATTTTATTTTAATTGATTTCGGTGCAATCCATTTACCGTCACTTGCCCTTAAAATAAATTTACTAGTTTCTTGTATTTCTACATTAGAATTGTATAATGCTTTGAATAAAAATTTAAATGAGTCTGGAATACCTTTGGATTTATATAATTCTTTTGCTATTTTTATTAATTTTACTTTATCAGTGGCAATAGTATCAATATCTGGAAAATTTGGTAAAAAATCTTGCGCATAATATGCATAAAATTCATTAAATCCAGAATCTATATCTAATTTATCCCCTAAACCATAAATATCATAAGTGTCGTCAAACCACTCATAGTATGCATCAAAAAATTGAATAAATCTTGTGTATGATGGGTCGTCCCTGATAAAAGCAGGAAGTTTGTGTTCAAAAATTGTAGAATATCTAATTGACATTACGCTTTCGTCTGTATATTAGTTATTATCGACGAATCATCCATTATATCCAATGTTATTATTTTATCTTTTGTTGATGAAAATATAGTGGATTTAGGAGATACAGTTATAGAGAATTGCCCTAATACATTATTTATATTGTATGGAATAAAATTAGTAAGATACACTGTTCCAGCAGAATAATTTATTTCACCAATATTTTCTTGCACAACAGTTTTTACATTATTTGCGTAATAATAGCTTCGTAATGTAACTTTATTTCCGGTTAAAACTGGAATAGCAATTGCTCCAGATCCATCACCAATAATAACAGCAATTGCTTGTGTATAATTATTTCCAGGAGAAACTACAGTAATTTTTTTAATTACGCCATTAGTAACTTCTGCTGTAGCTAATGCTCCAGTTCCATCTCCATAAATTGAAACTAATGGAGTAGAAACATACCCCATACCACCACTTATTACTTGTATTGAATCTATAACATTAGATACAACTGGGGATTCTTCTATTTTTAATGATGTGTGTATAATTCCAGACTCATCAACGTAATCAAAGTAATCGCTATCCAGAGAACCTTTTTGTATTGTAGTTTCAAAATTAAATGTATTTGAATTAGTAGTTCTAAATATTGGAGTAAACTTCTTTTGTATTTGTATGTTAGATTCCGAACTTATTATTGACGCATCAATAGATTTCACCGTTGTTATTAAATCTGGTAAAACAAATACAGAGTCGAATGTATTTAATGTTCTATTACAAAAATCCAAAACTCCTAACTTTATCAAACTCGATAATTGAGCAGAATCAAAGATAGATTTATTTTTATCGAAAAGTATATTATTAGTTATTTTTATAAACGTATAATCTACATCAACAATTTCTGGATTAATCGTAATCATACTAAATGGTTTAATATATTCGTTTATTAATCTATATTTTTGTGATGCCGTTAGTGTATATCCACCATTGGGTTTGACGCAAATAAACATTTTTCCATATTGAGGAGGATCTACATCTTCTCCACCCCAAACATTAACAGCCTGAATTGGAATTATAGAATTATCTCTTTTTAATAACTCTAAATAATCGGATTTAGTTACTGCTCTATTTTGAGAAGAATATGCCTTTGGAGCTGAAAATTTTATTGACTGGATAGATTCTTTTTCTTGCCCACCAAAAGCAGGAATAACATTGTTAATAACAACGCCATTATAATTACCTATTTTATCCATTAGCGTGAATTTATATGCGCCATTAGGATCCATTCCATTAGTAACAAGATATTCAACTGTAATAACATTTCCAGTTTTTAGTGCTTTACCTAAAATTCCATCACCAAAATATATTTCAAAATTGCCATCTAAGCCTTCTTGTATAAAATATACGGGAGATTGTTCGTTTAGTAACAGGTGATTAGAAGCAAGCTCAAATTTAGTAAAAACTGTAGATTGTGTACTATCATAAACCAATACTTGCAACGTCGTTGTATCTACACTATCATCTGGAATAGAATAAATTCCAGATGGATTTTGCATTGTATTAACTTGATATGTGTATTTTACTGGTTGTCCTTGATATAAAGGAATACTGTAAAATTGCGCATAATTACCCGTTGCTGTTACTGTTACTGATTCCAGTGTAACAAAAGGGTAATTTACGTTGTCTATTGCTTGAGAATAGAATTTTGTATATTTCGGAATTGTTAAATTTGGTGCAGTTGTACCATTAAATTTTATATCCAAAATAGCTTTTGATGCTCTTTTAGATGATGGTACATAATTTAAAAGTTTTGCATGAGAAACTACTGAGCTTCTTTTTACTGCTGTATCTAAAAATGCTTCATTTGCAACCATGTTTAGATAATATGCATTATAATGAGTATTATAAGATAATAAATCTAATACAGTAGAAATAACTGAACTTTCAAAGTCAAAATCTGAAAATTTATCTTGACCTCTTAAGTAATTTTTAAAATTATTTTTAATTGCATCAAAATCTAATTCTGCAATATTAATTGATGAATTGGCATTAGCCATTATTATCCCCTAAATCCTTTTAATAATATTTATTTTATCTTAATCTAGACAAGATAAAGTCTGCTGTAAATGGTTCAACCAAATTTTCAATATAAAAATATATTGTAACTTGATATACATTATCGTCATATAAAGCTGTCACATTAACTGACTTAAGAGAAACTCTATGATCAAAGTTTTTTATGACATATTCTACTTCTTTAGCCAATGCAGACGAAGTTATTGGGCTCATTGGTTCAAATAATAATTTACGAATATTTGAACCGTATTCTGGTTGAAATGGTTTTTCGTAATAATTTGTTAATAATAGATTTTTTAATGCTCGTACAACAGCCAATTCTCCAGTTGAAATCATTAAATCTTTTTTGGCTGGATGAGGAGCAAATGTTAAATCTAAGTCAGTATATCCGCTAAAATTTTTTATTTTATCCATATTAGTTTAAATTGATAGTTTTACCTTTTTGGGTTAAAGTTCCAGCAACATTAATATTCATATTACCGCCGACTGTTATATTATAATCTCCATCAACTGTAACATTACTATCACCAACTATGTAAACTGTAGAACTTCCTTGAACAGTCAAAGAACAGCTACCCAAAATAGAAACCTTATCGTCTTTCATAATAATAGTATATTTATCTTTAACTATCTTCTCCACCTGAGAGCCATTTGGATGGGTCTCTACGAACGTTCCAGATCTATGGTATAGATGTACTCGTTCGTATCCAGGCGTATCGTCAAGCTCAAAATAATGCCCTGATTCGGTGCTTATAACTTGATTGTATGGATATTTTGTATTATATGGAGAAGCTGGTTCTGACCAAACATTTGCTCCATCTGGACCTTGTTCTGTATATAAAGTTCTATTTTTTATACCAATAACTGTATTTGCAATATCTTCATTTCTAGCCAATCTACTTGTAGTTGGCTGATTTATTCTATTTGGATAAGTATTAGCTGATGGATATTCACTAAGAACCATTCCTGAACCATCTTCATTATACTGCATAAGTGCTGGTTTTCTTGGAGCAGCTTTTAATTGCACATCTGTTCTCGGGTCGTTAAACCCAATTTCTCTATCTGGGTTATCTTCTGGAATTCCATGAAACATACCCATTATGATTGGAAATTGTGTACCATTTCCATCCATAAAAAACCCCATAACAAAATCACCTTCTTTTAACGTAGAAGGCGTTGATGTAGATCCATTAATAGAAAAAAGAGGTTGAGCCCATGGCAATGTATTTGTTGGAATAGAATTTTTATCTTTTGAGTGTAATCCTTGGATTCTTACTCTGCAGCGACCTAAGTTAAGAGGATCCATTCTGTCCTCAACAACGCCAATCCACCAAACAAAACCGCTGTGCCCTATAAAGTTTCCTCTACTGTTATTTCCCATTATCTTACGCCTTTCCAACCAGAATCGGAATTATCAAAATTGCTAAATTTATTTGGATATGAATCTTTACAAAGTTCTAATACTGTTGTAAATTTATGCTCTTGTGTTATTGTATGTCTAACCGCAGTAACAAGATATCTTCCTGAATAAAACGGATCCGCAACTTTTTCTTTACTATTTGGGTTATTATAACTAATTTCTGGTTTGTTAAATTCTACAATTTTACCAATAGTTAATTCAACATCTCCTGGAACTAATATTTTAATTCTATTTGACCACATAAGAGATAATTGAGCAGACCTTATAGATGAAGTTTCCTCTGGTCTATATTCATTAACATGTACTTCTTTGTCTTTAATATATTTATTTTCGCTTTGTCCAGAAGTAGAAACGCAAAATTTAATTGCACCAAAAGTTTCGTTTATTTTGTCACCAAGTCTATTTGTTGCTGAATTTGGTATATTTTGTTTATCTAAAGATTGAACATCTTTTATGTATTTGTTATAATCGTAATTTTTTTCATCAAATTTTAATCGTAATGGATCAATAGTTATTGTTTTATTTGCCATTGCACCAGTTTTTACTGCTGTGATAGAATCAAAAGAATTAACATGTTCAAATGCAATAACATTAACGAATTCTTTTTCTAAATCAACAACCAAATCATTTTTATTAGATTTTAAATTTTTTTCTTCATATTGATATTTTCTAAAAATAGGTTGTTTATATAAATTTAAAACTGATTTAAAATTAAACCCTGCTTTATCTTCATAAAACAAATAAAATGCTCCAGCATTTTTATCTTGATCTGCTTGAGTAAATGTAGTTAGCCAATTTATAGCCTGTAAAGGTTTAAGATTTGGTATAACTATATTTTTAACACCAGTTGTTTCATCATAATTTTTAAAATATTTTTTATCTACTTTTAATTGATTTATAACTATATCTTTTACAATATCTAAAATCTTCACATTAGCATATGCTTTTGAAATTTTATATTGTTCACTTAGCATTGCTTCTTCGGAACAAAAGTGTAAAATATAATTTTCATTAGAAGTTTTTGTTTGTGTTCTTCCGCTGTGTTTATAAATTCTACAAACTTTTTCTAAAGGTTTATCTAATCCAGGTTTGTCGATTGATAAAAATAATACTTCTTGACCTTGAAACTCGAACATTTGTATACAACCAATAGAATCGTTGACAACTAATGCCCCATTAACAAAATTAGAAAAAATATCCTCGAAATAATTTATCTCAACAACAATATGTCGTATATCAATAGGATTTCCGCTTGCGCCAACAATCCTGCACGAATTTATTGTTATATCCTGAGAATAACCTAAACCATCAGCCATAATAAGTTTCCATCAAAAGTTTAAATTCTTGTTCTAATTGCGGAACATACTCTTTTCTAATTAATTTTATTTCTCTTTTATCTTCGTTCAATTCTTGTTCATA